ATGAGGTTATTTTATCGCGTAAACCAACAGCGGGGTTAATGATGCTATTTCCTAAAAGAACGTGGAATAAGGTACATTTTACTGAGGGTTTGACTGGTGGCGGTAAGTTTATAGATTGGCGTTTTAGCGAAGCGGTGCAAAGGATTGGCAATATAGGCATAGCAACGGGTTTATATGTATTCCATTTTTACCGTTTCAATAAGGATAAAAGAGATATAAAGCATTTATTATGAGAAAGTATAAAGTATTAAGCAGGGAGTTAATTAACGGTAAATGGATATGTACGTTTGAGTATTGGACTGACTGTTATTGCGAAAAAGAAGAGGCGACCGTATCAATAGTTATGGAACGAATGCCTCTTTTAAAGGATATTATTTTAGCGTTTGGTTAACGCCTTTCTTTATTTTTTGCTTTATAACTTTCTATAAATTCACAAAGATTAGTAAGTATTGAATCACTTACATTTTTTTCACCCTGATTATCATATTTTTCAGCATCTTTTAATATTTCTAACATTGTTTCAAATGCTTTTTAGCGGGTGTATCTAACATTGATAATATAGGTTGACTTCCACCTAAAAAATAAGGTGAAGGATGTTGTTTTCGTTTCCAAAACATAACTTAAGATTTTGCATAATTAACGATTGCTTTAAACTCTTCAAATTTAACAGTGTTTAAATCCTTAGCGTAAAATGCTGAAAACTTAATATCGGTACGGCTTCCATTGAATACTAAAACGTGGTAATCATAAAACTTATTAGTAAGCACGTTTCTAATTGAATCCGTTTGTTCCCTTGTCATTGTATTAGGGCATTCAGCCATAAATATTGGTTTGGCTTTCATACCTTTTTATAAGATTTATCATTAACAACTTCATACCCAAACTTAGCTATAAAACTGTCTATTGTTTTTTGTTTACTCATTCCTTTACGGTAGGATTGAATAAAATTACTTGCAGTACTTTGCTCTAAAATACCTAAATACCATTTAGGCTCTTTTGTTATTTCATTGATTACTTCTAATTCGGTCATAGGTTAATTTTTAGGATTTTTCTAATTCAGTTAATTGTTTTTTTAACTTCTCAATTTCTGCTAATTTTCTGTTTTTTTCAGTTTGACTTGAGTTATATATGATTTTATTTTTATATTCAATCAATTCTTTTGTTAAATATTTGTTGTCAATATTTTTCCATTGATAAAGATTAAATTTTGAAGGGTCTGAAATTTTATTAATTCTTTCAATTATTTTTTGCTCTAAGATTTCATCAGTTGGATTTATTATTATATCTTCTTCTGTATCTTGAATATAACCTGAATAATCTCCATAATCTTCATATAATTTATATCCCCACGCTCTTTCCTCATTTGAAAAAATACTTATATTAAGGGCTATTTTTATTCCTCTCATCTTATTTTTATCTAAAGTAGTTGGAATTAAACTTCCACTCTCAAAAAAGGCAATAGAGATTGCTTCTACTAATTCTTTTTTATTTATGATATGATTTCTAAATTTTGTATTTTGAGAAATATAATTTACCAAATTCATTTTATCATTATTTAGTTGATGAACCTCTTTGGTTATTTTTTCTCTTCGTTCTTTAAGTTCTTTAATTCTTTTTGAAACAACTTGAATTGGCGCTTTTTTAAACACTTCATCAACGATAACTATTTCGCCTAAATCTTCATATTCCTCATCTTCATATCCGAAATACATAGTATAAATAGTTACTAAATGTTTATTACCTTCAATTTGTGATTCGTAGTTTGCTTTTCGTCCATCTTTTAAATAAACAGTTTCATTTTTTTTCATAATATAGTTTTTAATAAGTTTAAACAAATATAATAAAATAAATACGTTAATAATGTTTTTTTATTACTTTTTTTTATTAGTTGTAATTTTACATTATGAATTTTAAACAGATATCATTCGACATAAAAGGTCTTGATGAGAAACAAGGCATTATTGAAGCGTATGCGAATGCTTATGACTTCAAAGATTCCGACGGTGATATTTCCGCAAAGGGTTCATTTACCAAAACCGTAAGCGAGAATTTTAAACGCATACGAGTACTTAAAGACCACAACCCTACAATATCATTAGGCGTACCTATTAAAATTGATGCTAACGACCCATACGGGTTAATGACAGTTACTAAATTCAATCTACAAAAAGAGGTTAGCCGCGATATGTTTACCGATATCCAATTAATGAAAGAAAACGGACTTAACGCGGAACTTTCAATCGGTTATCAGGTTATTGCACGAGATGAAAAAAATAAGGACATTATAAAAGAATACAAATTACACGAATATTCATTCCTTACAAGTTGGGCAGCTAACGAACTGGCAACAGTAAGCGATATTAAAAATATTCAATCTCATTATGGTATTTTAGGCATTATTGAAAAATCATACAATTTAGATTACAGCGACACGCGATTAAGACAAATTGAAACAATATTAAAATCACTCACAAAAGAGCCGTTATTGAACACTCCAATAGTTGAGCCGATTGACAAAGCAGAATTAAAAAAACAATTATTAACTATTTTCAAAAAATATTAAAAATGGCAGAGCAAGTATTAGATATTAAAGACATTCAGGGCATTGTTGAGGAAGGCTTAAAAGTTACCAAAGGAAATTGGGATTTGGAGCGTTCAAAAGACAAAGAGCTATTTGATGCAAAAGTAAACAGCGTAATTTCACAAATTGAAGAAAAAGGATACTCTTCAAAAGCTGAGGTTGAAGCGCACGTTAAATCAATGCAAGACCAATTTGACTTATTGGCAGTTGAAATGAAGAAAAAAGGTGCATCTAACGAAAACGTAGGTTTTAAACAAGCGTTGGCAGAAGCATTGAAAGAAAACCATGCTAAAATTAACAGCGTTGAAAAAATCAAAGGTAATTCTATTATCCAGTTTAAAGATATCACATACGCGGCTAACTTTGCAGGCTTAGACCCTTGGAGAACTGACTATCGTAATGATATTATAGGTATTTCCAGAGATTTATTCCATTTACGCGATATTATCGCAGTTGGTGCGACTAATTCCGATACCATTAAATATCCTCGTGAATTGGCTAAAACAGGAACAGGACCAGCATCTTGGGGACGTGGTGTATCAATAGCAGCCACAGACAGCAAACCGTTGTTTGAGCCTAATATGGACACTTATACAGCAACCGTTGAATGGATTGCAGGTATAATGAGATTGCCAGTTGAAATGCTTTCTGATTTACCTTTCTTAACTTCTTATTTACAACAATTTGCACAAGCTGAATTGTTAGAAGCTGAGGATAACCAAATCTTAAATGGTAACGGTACATCTCCACAATTGGACGGTTTGATTACCAATGCAACGGCTTATAATGGTTCTTACACAAACCCATTAGAAGTAATTGTTGATGCTGCGTTTGGACAGTTGGCGCAAGCTAATTTGACACCTACGCATTTACTTTTGAACCCTCGTGATGTTGTAAGCATTATTTTGAATAAAGCATCGACATCAGGTGAATACAACTTGCCTGGCGGAATGGTAGGATTTGTAAACGGTCAATTGCAAATAGCAGGATTGGATGTAAGAAAAACCAATAAAATCACTGCGGATTCATTCTTATTGGGTGACTTTACCAAAGCCCAAATATTCCAAAGAATGGCACCTCAATTGAGATTCTTTGAACAAGACCAAGACAACGTAACTAAAAACTTAGTTACTGTTAGAATTGAAGAGAGAATCGCATTGGCTATTTTGAAAACAGCCGCTTTTGTAAAAGGTGATTTAACTCCTTTAACTACATAGGACATTCTTTATTTGGTTGATTAATAACTAAAACCCTCTCTAATTAAGAGGGGGTTTTTAAATAAATAACACAATGGATTACTACAAAAATGCCGACTATTTAGAAACTTGCACGAACGAACCATTATTGTATGGTATTCAATATCGCGTAAAAACTGATTTAGCAGCCGAGCCAGTAACCGTTGATTTTTTTAAGGAACACGCACGAATTGACTTTGATACCGATGACGCTTTATTGGCAAGCTATTTAAAGAGCGCAAGGCAAGAGTTGGAGCAATACAGCCAGATGTCTTTTGGCGTTAAAACAATGATGTTAAAAGCCTTGTATTTGCCTAAAAACTATAAATTGATGTTCGGGTATGTGAATACTATTTTAACAGCAGGATATACTAATTTTGGTGACATTTTAAAGGAAGGAGGCACTGATATCGACATTGAATATACAACTTTGGGAATAATGAATGATACGATTAAAATAGCCATTTGTAGATATGCAGCAGGCTTATATATATTTCGTGAAAATGTAGTTGAAACAAAGTTTAATTATAAAACAGAAATTGACGAATCGCGCAAAATGATACGTTCACTTTCAAATATCACATTATTTTAATGGCATTGTTGGCAGGCATATTAAGGGAAAAGATACTGTTTAAAAGACCTGTAAGGGTTAGCGATGGGGCAGGCGGTTATGATACAACCTACACAACCATTTTAAGCACGTTTGCGAATGTTACGGAAACAAGCAGCGACCCAACACTTATTGCCAGTCAAGAAAATATAAAACAAGTTATTAAAATATTGATACGTTATAGACCTGATTCAGCGATTAAGATTGCGGATATAGCCGTTTGGCGTGGCAATGAGTTTGTGGTTAACAATATCAAAGTAGATCCATTTAGGACTTACATTGAATTTCAGTTAACATCAACAATAGAAACAAGCGAACGCCAAATTGTAACCACGTAATGCAAATAAAAGTTGACATAAAGCAAAACAAAGCGTTATTTAAGGATGTTGACAAGGCTATGACAGCATTTTTAGAAGCTGAAATAAGCGCAACGATTGAAGATGTTGCAGACAATGCAAGGGCTATTGTAGCAGTAAAAGACGGGTTTTTAAAGAGTAGTATAACATCAAATGTTGAGGGGTTAAATGGTGAGGTAAGAGCCGATAAACATTATGCGCCTTATGTAGAGTTTGGAACGGGCGGATTGGTTGACGTGCCAACAGGGGTTGAGGGATTTGCCATAAAGTTCAAAGGGCAAGGAATAAAACAAGTAAACCAAAGACCACAGCCTTTTATGTTTCCGGCATTCTTTATCAATGTTGAAAAACTAAAAAAGCGATTGCAAACAAAATTAGAAAAAAAATAAATGGATTTAGCTTTAGCATTAAGAACGGGTTACTTTACGGCACTGAATGGCAATATAGCCATAAATACAGTTGACGTGCCTATATACGATGCTTATGCGATTCCTGAGGATATTACGTATCCTTACATTCTTTTAAGCTCTCAAACAGAAAGCCAAAGAATAGTAAAAAATAGTAAAATATTTAACGTAACTTTACTTGTCGATATTGTGACGGGAAACATTAATCCGTTTGGACGAAAACAAAGTGAACAAATTGCTGAACAAATAGAAGATATCATAAATCCTGATAGTTTTACAGATATCAATATTTCGGCAAACGGTTACACAATAGGGAACACAATAAGAGAAAGTTCATACGATACGACTGACAAAAATCAAAATTATTACATTTACAGAAAATTAATACGTTACAATCACATAATCTCTAAAAATTAAATAAAATGGCAGAAATTAGCGCAAAAGACATCGGTCTTTATTACAATGCAGGAACAATAGCAGTCCCAGTTTGGAAATTGGTAGCTTGTTCAACTTCGGACGGTTTCAGAGGTTCGACAGATGCGGTTACCGTATCTAACAAGTGCGAAGCGGGATGGGTTAAAAATTTACCAGGTGACAAATCGTGGAGTTTTTCAAATTCCAGTTATGCACAAAAAGTTCCGGGAGTTAATCAATTTTCATACGATGACATTTTCGACCTTTGGACGAATGATACCGTAGGACAATGGAAATTAGAAAGTATTACACCGGGCGAATATTTACGCATAGGTGAAGGATGGGTATCGGATTTAGGTGAAAGCGCAGAAAGTGGCGACTACTTAACATTTGATATTACAGTTACCGGCAACGGTGCAGTTACTAACGTAGCAACTACTTAATGGGTAAAATCGTTAAATTGGTTATTGGAGAACGTACGGTTACGTTAAATTTTAATATGATTTTTGGTGAACAAATCGCTAAATTATTAAAGATAACAGATCCGCAGCCTGAATTTATATTAAAAGCTATTTTGGACTTAAACGAAAAAAGCAGTTTTTTAATGTATAAAGTTATAATCTATTGCGGAATATTAGGCAATGATTATATTAAAGGGTTGGATGCTTCAATGACACAAGAAGAGGTTGCTGAGTTGATTTTAGGTTGCAATGCGCAACAATTGGAGGAAGTTTTTAAAACTTTATCGGTTGAGTTGGGGTATGAATTAAATGCTGAGGTTACGGAAACCGTTAAGAGTGAAAAAAAAAAGAAATAGCGTACAATGATGTGTTAGCGTTAGCTTTTGGAGAATTAGAACTCCTTCCAGACGAATTTTATAAGATGAGTTGGAAGGAGTTTTATTTAATGGTTAAGGGGTACAATAAGCGTTATTGGTTAGGATGGGAGCATACGAGGTTATTGGCATACACAATGGCTTCGACAAAGAACACAAAAAAACGTTTACCTTCAATGAAAAAGTGGATGCCGTTACCAACGGATGAAAAGGTATCTAAAACATTTGATGAGAGTAAAATGGAAGCAATATTTGAAGCGTTAAAAAATAAATAAGATGACCGAAGATTTTAAAGTATCGATAACGGGGGATATTGCAGGACTAAAAAAAGCAGTAGGAGAAGCCGAAAAAGAATTAAGCGCGTTCGCTTCAAAATCGCGTGAATTAAAAACGGCAATCGCTGAAAATACGGCAATTTCGAGAGGTTATGACCAAGCTATAAACGAGCTTAAAAAATCATTTAAAAGCGGTGCAATTTCACAATCACAATTTAAAGAGGGGTTGAATGCTTTAAAACGTGATGAGAAAGAAACTACTATTGAAACGGCAAGGCTTAGAACTGAATTAATAAATCTTAATAGAGAGCAGGCGGGGCTTGCAAAAGTAACGCCTGATTTAACAAGGGCAACGGCAGGATTCAATAAGACCAATGCAAACGCAACCAATACAATGATGGAGTTTTCCAGAGTTGTTCAGGATGCACCGTATGGAATAAGAGGGGTTGCAAATAACATACAACAACTTGTAGGTAACTTTGGATATTTGAGTAAGTCAGCAGGTGGCGCAAAGGCTGCATTTAGTGCTATGGCTGCATCACTTGCAGGGCCAGCAGGTATATTACTTGCCGTATCGTTGGTAACTTCTTTGTTAGTGCAGTATGGGGATAAACTGTTTAAAAGTAGTACGGAAGCTGAAAAATTAGCAGAAAAACAAGAGAAACTAACAAAAAGTTTAGAAGAATACGAAAAAGGTTTAAAGTCAGTTACACGCGCTCAATTAGATGGTGCTCGTAATTCATCTGATGAATTAACTACATTATCATTATTAAAATCACAATTAGACAATACAAATTTATCTAATGAAAAAAGACTTGAAGCGTTTGATGAGTTAAAAAATAAATATCCAACTTATTTATCAAACGTAACTAAAGAAGATTCATTGATTGGTGGATTGGATGAAAAATACGACCAATTAGCAACGGCAATATTAAACAAAGCAAAGGCGCAAGCTGCAGCCGAAATTATAAGCGATAATTATAAAAAGATTTTATTATTACAATTAAAATTAGAAGAAGATTCAACAAAATTAGGAAATACTGCAATTGCAAATAATGAAAGGAATAATGAATTAAAAGCTAAAGGAGCTTTAATAACAAGTTCAGAAGCGGAGGAATCGCAACGTTCACAAAAACGATATGACAAGGCTTTAAAAACGGCAAAAGATACAGCAAATGAAATTATTAGTTTACAAACTGAGGCTAAAAAATTAACGCAATATATAGATGCTCAAGGGGGTATTATTCCTTTAAATTTTGATAAGGAAAAAGTAGGTAAAACTGACCCTATAAGGTTGCCAGTTGAAATAGTTCTAGCATCACCTTTAAAAGCTTTAAATGAAACTGAACAACTACTTAAAGATAAATTTGGACGACCAATACCAAGCGACCAATTTAAGTTATTAGATAATTTACCATTAGTTGTAGGGGAAACAAATAGCCAAATAGCTTATTTACTTAATGATTTACAAAATTCATTACCTAATGGATTGTTTGGTAATTTAACAGAAATGTCATTACAACAATTACAGGCATTCTCTGAAAATTTTAAGAAAACGGCTGAGTATATCAAAGTTATAGAAAAAGGTATTGAAATGGCAGTTAGTGATATGGCATTTGCCTTAGGAAAATCAATAGCTGAGGGTGATAATGTTTTTGAGGCTTTAGGTTCTTCATTATTAGGAAGTTTGGGAGGTATATTAATTCAATTAGGTGAAATGGCTATTGCGGTAGGTATTGGGTTACAAGCTATTCAAAGTGCTTTAGCTTCTTTAAATCCATTTTTAGCGATTGCAGCGGGTGTTGGATTAATTGCGTTAGGTTCATTCTTTACATCAAAATCAGCAGAAATAGGAGCATTTGCAGGCGGTGGGATTGTTGGTGGTGGTTCTTTTAACGGTGATAAAGTGCCAGCGTTTGTAAATAGTGGTGAAATGATATTAAACGGACGGCAACAAGGCAATCTATTTGATATATTAGACGGTAATTTAAGACGGTTAAGCGCGCCAGCACAAAATGCAATGGTGCAAGTAAGTGGGGAGTTAAGAGGTTCAACTATCTTATTGGCAAATGCAAGGGCTGAAAAAAATAACAGTAGATTTTACGGACGTAAATAATGGCATACTTAGAAAAATATTATCACAGTTATTGCGCTCCAAATGGGGCTATTTGCCGTATATCAATACTCGAGAAAGATTATGCAGGGGCTTCGACTGAAATAGACGGTCAAGAAGTGCCAATACTAATAAACTACGAAAGTACTGAGGACTTTAAGTTTTCACCAATAAGGGCAAGTTCGGCAGAGGTATTGATGGTTTTTGATACGCGTTTAGGAGTAGATTTTGAAGAGTTTTGGACGGCAGACGAGCGACAATTTCAGGTTAAACATTTAATAAGTGGTTCGGTAGATTGGATTGGTTTTGTAATTCCTAACGGTTTTTCATATGAATTAAGAGGTGGCAAATATTACGCTTCAATACAATGTAGTGATGGTTTGAGCACGTTACAAAGTATTAATTTTTGGAATGAAAACACATTAAAACCTTATGGAACTGAGGACTTGACTTATAACAACGGGTTTGAGTTTCCTTTTATTTTGGTATTGACTGAAATATTGAGAAAATTAGATTTAGAGATTAGCGTATGGGCTTGCATTGACAGTTACGAAAAGACAATGACTAAAACGGGTGACACGCGAAATGCAGACCCTTTGGCAACGGCTTATGTAAATGTAAAAACGTATATAAATGACAGCGAAAATAAAAACATTCCTTATTGGAAAGATATAAACGAGGTTTGGAATAGTGAAGAGGTTTTAATTAATCTTTGTTATCTGTTTGGTGCAAAAGTTTACCAACAAGGGGGCGTATGGCGCATAAAATCAATTAATGCGGATGTCGATTATGGAACGGGTGCAACTCAAAGATATTGGCGCAAATACAACACGTTAGCAGTTTATTTAGGTTATGAAACCATAAACAGCTTAAAAGTCATTGGATGCGATGATATGATTGACAATGACCATACGATGTATATGGGGGATGTTTATAAGGCATTTAGAATGAATTATGAATACCAGTTTGTAAGAGATGGGGATTCACCTATTCAATTGCTTACTAACGGCAATTTCGCAACATTTGATAATACATTAAAATATTCAGCACCTTTAGGATGGGAAAGAATACCATTCAGTACTTATCCAATGGCTAAATTACGAGGTGTTACGGTAAATGAAGAGGGCGTGCCGTTTTCACAAGGCATTGAGTTTGGACTGCAAAAAGCAGGATTGGAAGATAATACATACGACCAAATGGCAACGTATGGCAACGGTTTAAGACACCAAAATATCATAAACGTAAATAAAGGGGACAAATTGTTTTTTGAGGTTTGGAATAAGCACAAACCGGCACGAGATGACAATAAGATATATTTCTTTGTTTTATATAAAGTTGTTTTAAAACAAACGGACGGAACTTTATTATATTTAGGCAATAAGTTTACAGCGGAAAAAGGGCAAGCGGATTACCAATGGAGTGAAACAGAGTGTTTTTGGACATTCAATTCGGCTATGATGGTAGGATATGATGCGTATGAAATGTTTGTATATAAGTGGAGAAACTATAAAATAGAATTACAGATACCAGAAAATGCGGAATTGGCATTCCATATTAAAGGGTTGACAGCTTCAACAGGTGCGTGGGATAACGGACATTATAAGCCTTTGCTTACTTATATGGGGGGCGCAAATAATACAATGGTATTGTCGAGAGATCAAGGCAAGGTTATAAGAGGAGGTTGGTTAGATCAGGGCGGTTACATTCCGCGTTTGATAGTTGGTGGCGTATCACTTGCAAAAATACCTAATGAATCGGATTTAGCGACTTTACAGGATTTTATATACACAAACACAAATACAAATTATTCGTTAGTGCCTGACCCAATAACGGTTTATAATGGAGATTTGCAAGACCAGTTTCACATATCTAATATTATAGTGCCAACAAACGTAAGCGGTGGGAAAAACTTTTGGGACACCATTGATAATAAGTTTGGAAATTCAAGTTTAGGATTGTTGACCGTTAGAACGATAATGAGTCAATATTTTAAACCTTTTAGGATATTAGAGGGAAAAATAAAAGGGTATTCTTTTAATTTTGGTGACGTATTCACTTTTGATATATTGCCAGATTTGC